CCTCAACTTGTTCCCATATCTCAGGTACAGCATCATATAGATCGGTTCCAGGCGCGCTAGGTACTTGGTCAATAAAATAGCGCTTACTCTTATTGTAAGGAAAACCCGCTGATGTATTGCGATTTATTTTATCGCAGTACTTCACGCCTGCAATACCATTCATGGCCGCACAATTAGTAAGTACGCGCATCTTTCTAATCTCGCTATATTGGATATTGCGCAAGATCTTCAGCATATAACGCGAACTAGCTCTACCAAGTGTTCGAGAATCCATAAGGAAAGTAGGTTTAGTCAATTCGCTTAGCGCTTTCATCTTCGGTCGCCAATCCATGATAGGCGGGCCGTATACATCCATATAACCCCGACGTCTCAACGAAGGAGCTATAAGAGTGGGTACGACACTCGATTTAGAATGCGCCCTCCAGCCTGCAATAGCTCCCATCACCCTGGCATTACCGCTCTCGACGTAATTAATGTGCGATTTAGGGGGAAGATCAGTTGTAGATTCGACTTTGACGCTTTGGGTGGAAAGTTTTACGGTCCCTTTACTAATCTTGAAATACTTCAAGTGGAGACTTAGTTCATCGATATCTTTTTGTGTGATGGCGAGAGCGTAAACATTCTTGTTTGAAGCTAATGCATGTATACCCAATATAATAGGTCCAGCTCTAGACTCGACAACCATAGGTGATCCACAATGTCCACTCACAGTAGCTTCATTAGCCAAGCCAGTCCACACAACAGAATTGAGATCAAAACTGGTACCCTTATAATTAATGTATTCACTCAACTCTTTTCTATGGACATTGGTAAGTTTCCTGATATTTTTAACTCCTGTTTTATCCAATACAGGATAAATCCCTTCAAATATACCTTGTAGCTTAGGGCCGGGAAAGTAAGGGGAAATATCATACACAGGAGGCAGATTACGGATGGTGATAAAAGTCAGATCCCGTTCAGGCATGTGATACAGATCACCAGAATTAATCAACATCTCCCGAATATTGGATGTGATACCAGTGTCGCGTTGTTCGTTAATAATCTTAATATAGAAGGTGTCTTTTTTTGGCAACGTATGGGTATTAACGACCCACACGTTGCCTTTAACCCCGAACATGGTTCCACTTCTTGCGGTGCGAGTAACTCCGCTATCTTTTTCCTCAAAGCAAACAATCCTAGCTAAATTGTTATTAACACGTTTCATCAGTTGCTCGTACGAAGTAGTTAATACTTGTTGAGACAAATCGAGATTAGAAACACGATATTGATCGTGAAAATAAAATGTTTTCGAGGGCTTATCATCATCTTGCAATACGTCACCTTTCAATGCAGCCTCAACAGCATTGATAGGTTCTTTCAGTTCTGGTTTTTCTACACTGGATTGCACCTCTTTTGCAGGCAACAATTGCTTAAGTATTCCATACGAGCCCCACACCACTATTAGTGTAGCAGTTATAGTTGTCAATACAAACGGTAAATCCAGAGTGGTTCGTATGGAGTTGGATGCGTGCTTCATGAGCAGTTGTGCACACTTAGCATCACCTAAAAATCTACGACCTAACTTTATTTTCCAAAAAGGACCATATAAAAAACCACATATAAAGCTAATCCACCACACACTGGAAAAATATACAATACATGAAATAATAAAACGTGAATAGTGGGATTCAGAAGCAACG